CCATAATTACGAGCAACATCAAGCCAGATAAAACCTGGTTCTCCGTTTTCTGTAATTAAATCTACATAGTCTTCATACTTTGTTCCCACTTCTGCTGAAATAGAGTTGTTAGACATCCAAGCCCAACCTGGATTTTCTGGATCAAACGAGTTACGCTCTGGAAATAGTTCTGAATTCTTTAGATTCATAAATGTTTCATCCCCTGCATTACCCAAAGCAAGTGTTGCTGATCTGCGTACATTACCCGATACCACACAGGTACCAATAAGGTTTACAAGGTCTACGATGGCACGAGAGTCTAGTGTTTCTCCAGTTCTGGAGCCGATTACACGGTCTATCTGGTCGTGTAACTTGATAAGAGGTGCAGGTCCTGATGCAACCCCTCCAAAGCCTTTAATGGGCGCTCCAAGAGGTCTAATAAGATCATAGTTAAATTTTTGAACATTTTGGTTTGCTCTAAGATATGAGTTTATAAGAAGTCTGACTGACTCTACCCAACCTTCACGAGTGTCTGGGATTTCAAAAATCTGTTCTGGTTCTGTTGGAGCATAGATTGAGAAATTCTTGTCCTGTCCCACTGTATCAAATCCTACACCAATTCCAAGCATAAGTGCATCCATTACCCAAGCAAAAAGTGCACCTGGATCATTTTTGTCAAGGTCCTTAGTTGAAACCATTGCACAATTTTGTAGTGCTGCAGAATTTTTCTTCTCCATAGTCATTGGAGTTCCAAATGCCCACATACCTCGTCCTGGAGGTGTCCACTTTAATTCAAACATTCTTTGGAATGCTTCTTGTGCTGATTTTTGAGCCTTGTAGTCATTCCATGGAAGACGATTTTCTTTGGCATGGTTCTTTTGTACTGAATACATACCCTCAATTACGCGACGACAAACTTCATGCCAGCGCTCTTTAGTTCCATCCTCTTTCATTCTAGAATAAGTACGAATAAAAGTAATTTCTCCAAGTGAGTTTTCTGCTGCATCCTTAAAACCAAATGGACTTTCTGTATTTTTATACTTTTCTATGAAGTCTTCTGGGAGTTTAAAACTAAAAAAATCTGACATGTGTATCGTCCTTTCAAAAACGGAATAGTGTTAAGTATAGCAGAGTTTTTTAAAAAACAAAACTCTCTATAACTTATTTATACTTTTATAAAAATTAAGCAAACTTATTTCCCTTTGCCCATTCTTCTTTTTGTATTGCTTGCTGAATTCTAACTTGTTTTTCTTCTTCATCCCATTTGTCAAGTGTTGCTTGATCATATTCTGCTTCTTCAAAATCCCAAAAAGAAACCATTGTATATCTTGTTCCTTTTGTAATTTCTTTAACTCCATGAATATTTTCTACACCGCCACAAAAAACATAATAAGAATATTTGTTTGGCTTAAATTCAATATCGTGATCTGGAAAGTATAACTCTCCGCCTTCGTAGTCATCATTTAGATATAAAACTCCAACATACTTGTTAATTTCAAATGCGTTTGGAACACCCTCACTATCTGAATTATCTGAATGTGGATTTGCAAAACCTCCCACATCCCATTTTTGTGCATGAGATGTATTTGGCCTAACCTTTCTTTCAAAAACTGCTTCTACAGCCTCTTTAAACTTTGAGTTTAAGTTTTCAAAAAAATTAACTGGAAGATTAAACTTACTCATGGTGTCTGGATCTGTTTGCAAACCTTTTCCAGATGATCCATAAAAAGCAATATCTCCCCAATCTACATTACAATTTTCAAAAAAGTGTATCATTTTTGGCACAATGTCATCATCTACAAAATCGGGAACTTCAACGATTCTATTATGTGTAATACCAAGAACACCCTTTGTATTCTCTTCATCTTTTATGTAATTAAACTTACTCTTATCTATTACATTAATTACCATTTGCCACCTCGATCACTGGATATTCTGTTTTTAATAAATTAGCATTAGAACTTCTTTTATCGAAATCATGATATCTTTTTCCAGAACTAATTCTTTCTTTTTCCATCTTTTCCCAAACTTCTGCACCAAACTTATTAAGGTTTTCATGCCACTCTTTTGTTCCTTCAAAAGGTATTTGATAAAAGCATCTAATTAAATATTTGTCAATATTGTGAATCTTTTTAACTCCGTGAAGATATTTTCCTTTATCAGCAAATAGTTCTGGGTGTCCAGATGGGAAAACAAGAACATCTCCTTCTTCTGGCTTGTAGTCAATGACTTCTTTTTCACCAGTAATAAAAGATAAGCCACCACCAGCATAGTCATCATTTAGGTACATTGTGCATGTTAGTGCAAACTTATTTCCTGGTGATTCTGCTTCTAATGGCTTATAGTCTGTATGGTATACCATCTCAAGAGTTTCATCTTGATGAATTATAGGGTTATCATGGGTATATTTTGAAAAGGATGGACCCATTCTAACCCAATCTTCACCAGCCTTTGAACCATGATACTCTAAAAAATGATTCGTTGCATTATAAAAAGCATTCTCAATTGTAGATAATACATTTTCTTCTAAAACATATCTTTCATTTTTAAAATTTAGATCTGTTGGCTGTAGTCTATTTTCAATAGAATAAACATAACTGCCAAAAACACTCCATGACTGCCAGTCTTTAAATAAAAAACTTGAGTCTGGATTAGTTTCTGATTCTTTTAAAAGTTTTACAATCTCTTTTGCATTTGGAATTAAGTTTTTATAAATAAAAATATATTTATCTAACTCATTAAATGTTAGGTTTTTCATATTAATTTTCTTTCTTTGTATGTGACAAGATTGTCCAAAAAAATGGAATTACATACCTTATGCCACTTTTAATCTCTGTTACTCCATGAATATAGTTCATATCACCTGGGAAAAAGTATGCAGAGCCTGCCTTTGGTTTAAATTGTATTCCTTGATTTGGAAAATATAACTCTCCACCCTCATAATCATCATTTAAGTAAAATAAACCAGCAATATCATAATATGGAAAATCATTTGGCTTTCCAGCATTTTCACCTTCATGTAACTCTTTGTCAGCATGTGGCATTTGCAGTTGTCCTGGGAGCCATCTAACAATTGCAGGACTTGTAGCATGTGCATCTACATTAAAAAATTCATCAACTTGATCTTTTAGTCTTAAGACTAATTTCTCAATTATTGGAACAATGCTGGGATCATTTTTATCTAATGTATTTGTTGTTGCAACACGATCTTCCCAATATTTTGAATCATAGATAACTGTTCCATCTTCATTGTAGTGTGTTTCTGTAATATCCCAAATTTTTATATTTCTTGCAGCATTAGACAAAAATTCTAATTCTTTACTTGTCATAAAGTCTTCTCTTGATTGAATATTTGTTTTATCATTTCCAAAATATCCAGATGGTGTAATAGAGACTCTTTCAGTTATAAAATTATTTGCATACTCAATTTTTTTCATATATTTATTATACCATCAATCTATTCATATTTACGCATCTCCCAAACATCATTTTTGTAAACTCCGCCGTCTCTTTTTCTATATTTATTACTAATTTCATGCTTATGTTTTAAAATTTCTGCCATACTATTTTGCTCAATATGCTCTGATTGCCAATTTTCTCTTTTAAAAGGAAGCAATTGGACATATGGTGTTCTTGCTGGAATTACACCTTCAAATCCTTCAGCAATAAAAAATGGTAATGAGCCAGAATGATTAACCTTATCATTGTCAATGATTCCACTTGTAGTAAAAAATGGTAACTCAAATCTATTGAATGGTTGTGTATAAAGCATGCTGTAACCGTCTGGAAGTTTAATATTCCAATCAGAATTCCAAGCAAAATGGTCTTTTCTATATCCCTTTGGATGCTCAAACTGTGGCATTTCAGATCTTAAAGTTACAAACCCTTCATACTTCACATTGGACATCTTAACCTCTAATCTATTAGCACCCTTAATAATTTCAATATCACAAGGTGTATTTAAAGAATATCCGCTACCCATAATATCAAAAATTGCTGGACACGCTTTCCATGTTGATACTTTTCCGCCATCATACTCTACTAAGTACTCGCCCGTTTCTGGATCTTTTGCAAAACGATCTGCTTTTCTATACCAGTCTGGGATAGTTTTGATTATTGGTTTTGGTGCAGAATGACTCTCACTTGAGAGCCAAACTTTATTTGCAATAAATTTTACTTGTTGTGTTTCCATTATCATTATCTCCTAAAGTCATTAAGGCTTAATCTTAAACTTTTAACTTCATGTTTTCCTATAGTCTTACCTTTGTGATCAACTGCATCTCTATAAAAATTAGTCCATTTTTCACTTTGTGCTTTTAACAAAGATGCATCCCCATACTCTTTGATCTCTCTATTATAATCTTCATCATATTCTGCATAATGCAGATTCATAGATACCTCTTGTAAACTTAAAAGAGATACTGGAATTATTGAAACAATTGGTGTTCCTGCTGGAATAGTAATAACTGTATCTGCTTTTGTTATTTTCCAAGCATAAGGTATTGGAACCTTTAGAACTGATGGACTAATTATATTTGTAAACCCCTGAACCCCTTCAATAAATTGATTTGGTACTGGCATCAACATTAAACTAATGTCTTCATCTGTTTTAAAATTTAGTCCACTTCTAAAACTAATTGTAGCATTTGACCTGTCTGTAAATACATATTTTTTTCCAGACAAAACTTTTACGTGATTAGGAGATGAGTCTGGATTTCCATCCCAAATAAAAGATATATCTTCTGGATATGAAAATGTCCAACCAACCATATTTGCTAAAGAAATAGGAAAACACTTATATGCATGGCGTTCAAATGTAGCATCCATCCAATCTCTATTAATTGAAAGTGGCTTAAAGTTTACATCAAAATGTCTATCTTGATAAACATCAAATTTCAATTAATCACCAGACTCTTTATACATTTCTGGTGTATGATATTTTGCACTGTAATCTAACATTGTCACAATAGAATATTTTACACCTGAGTGCACTGGCATTGCACGATGAGGATACATATAATTTGATGGGAAAATGTATAAATCTCCAGCCTTTGGTTTTACATTTAAATCCTGTAATCTAAAGTATAGTTCTCCACCTTCGTAGTCTTCATTTATATATGCAACTAAAGATACTGTGCAGTTATATGAAAATCCATGATCATGATGCTCTTGAAAGTGTTGTCCTGGACCATACTTAATAAAATTCATGGCCTCCCAATATCTTAAATCTCCAAGTCTAAATCTACCAACGTAATGATCGACTGCTGCCTTTTTTCTATCATAAAGTTCTTGCCATAATTCCTGAAGCAAAATAGACTCTTCACTTCGATCTGTTGCAAGATCTGACTTCTTATATTTAAAATCTGCACAGTCACGATACTCTGGCATACTTTGCTGATATCCTACATATCCTGGTTGCCAAGAATAAGACTTATCTGGGTCAGACAATATTGATTCTAACCTATTTATTACATCTAAATCTTTTGAAACAACATCTCTATACACAAATATTCCATGACCAAGATCTTCAAAACTTGACCATGTTTGTTCATTTGTTATTTTTACATCTTTTATATTATTCATAGTGATTCTCCTTATATATTAATTATACACCTTATTGGTTTGTTTTATGGTGCAAGTCATTATAATCTGTCATTATAACAATTGAGTACTTTGTTCCGTCAATAATTTCACATGAGGCATGCTCATAAACAAAATTTGATGGAAATAAAATAATATCTCCTGCCATTGGTTTAATTTTTATTCCTTGACGAACAAATTCTATCTCTCCGCCAACATAATCATCATTTAAATAAGCAACTGCAGAAATTGTACAGGAATAGTATGGTCCATGATCTCCATGAATTTTAAAATATTTTCCTGGTAAATATTTTACAAAATTAAAGGCTTCTTTATAGTTCATTTTTAAATGCCACAAACTTTCATAATGTCTTAAACATTTATCCAGTTTATTCTCAGATAATTCATGAATATCAAAAAGTTCTTTACTATACTCTATAGAATTCCCAAGATCTTCTCTTTTATACTTTAAGTCCAAACAATTTCTAACATCATCAACGTTTTCTTTATCGTTAATCTGTGCACCATTCCAAACAAAACCATTATCATTTGATTGTATAACAAATTCAAGTGTAGAAATAATTTTTTCTGAATCATCTTTACTGAATACATTTCTATATATATTTATTCCGTAAGCAATATTGATAACTTCAATATTTGAATCAATAAAGGTTGAATCTAATCTTTTTTCAACTGTTTCTAATCTTGGAAGGTCGGACCAACTAGTTTGCATTTTTTGAATTAATCTCTAACTCAAGTTCATCATCATCATAAAAATCATCATCATATTCTTTGATTGTTACTTTTGGACTATTATTAAAAACTGAAATTATATAATTTTGCATATCAGAATCATCTAAGTACCATTTTGTTATCAACAAAACATTTGAATCTTTGTCAATATAGGCAAAATAAACCCAATTATTTAGGTCTTCTTCATCTTTCATGATTATTTCTTGCTTTCTTTCTTCGTGCTTTGAAATTAATGTATTAGTTGATTTATCCCAAAAATCACCTTTTCTTGGTACAAAATCAGAACTATTGACATTAACTATTTCTGGATCTGAAGAAAAAACTTCGTACTGATAAGTATTTTTATCTACTTGAAATTGAAAGAGAAGTTCATCTTCAATTGTAAGTTCAACGTTAATAACTAGCATTTATTTTTTTCCTTTACGTAGTTGTATAAACCAAAGTCTATATTATTGTTATCAATTATAGCACGAATTTCATCTTGTTGAAGATTTGTTTTTAAAGTTTCTGTTGTATATTTTTGATAAAGATTTGACTTTAAGATTTTTGAACTAATATCATTTTTAAAAACTATATTGTGATTCTTAAAAAACCAGTCTTCTACATTTTTTAAAAATGCTAAAAAATTATCAGTTGTTCCAATAAAATCAAAAGAATCTAATTGCTGTTTTGCAAATTCAAAAGTTGTATTTTCATTTTTTAAATACCAGTTTTTTGACCATTCTTTGTAGTCAGTAATGTTAAAAATATCATCATTTGGATTATTGCAAATAAATCTTGCTTGAATATTTCTATGATCAAAATAAAAGGTATCTTCAAAAAGATAATAACGAAGTTTATCTTCAACGGTTTTATATTTAAGGTATTTCTCATTATCTTTTAATAATTTTTCATATATCCATAAAAAATTACTTATAGATCTATCAACTGGATTCCTAAGCATACATCCAACAGTTAAGTTTTTTATTAAACCTATTGGATATGTTCCTAGGTGTGCCTGTATATAATCATAATCTGATAAATCTTTATTATATGGTGGTGGTTTATTTGGTAAAGACTTTATTCCATATTCTTGTGTATTTGAAAGTACATTTGCAATTATAGAACTTCCTGCTGTTTTTGGAATATGCAATATATATAAACTAGACATTTTTAGTTTTAATATAATCGTACAGTTTAAAGTCTATCTCATGAATATTTCTAAATCTTTCCTTTTCTTCCTCACTTAGCAAATTTAATAAAGAATATGTTGTATGTTTATTTGACTGTTCATCAATCAAAAATGATAAAATATTTGGATTTGCAGATATCGTTTCATTGTAGTTATCTAAAAACCACTTACTAATTTTTTCAAAGAATCCATCATGATCTTCAGTTGTTCCGACAATTTCAAAAGAATCTACTAACTTTTTAATATCTTCAAAAGAAAATTCTTCATCGGATAGTCTCCAGAGATTATTTGTCTTATCAATTGTTTTATACTCTGGATCATCTAACTTTTTAAACATATTTTCAAAAGCATCATCCTTCATTGTATTAAAAATTGATCTTGACTGAAAGTTTGTAACAGTTGAAAAATGCAAATCTTCAAACAAATAGTATCTAAGTTTATCTTCAATTTTTTCAATTTTTACATATTCTTCATTTTCAGCAATTTTATCACTAATATAATTATAAGTATGAATAAAGTTACTTACAAATCTTGCTAATGGATCTCTAAATAAACATGCAACACTTATTGTTGGATCTTTTTTAATTGGCGTTCTACCCATATGTCCATATACATATTGAGATGAATAAAAGTCTTCTAATGTTTTTGTATTTGAAGAATCAAAAAATGAAATATTTTGATTTGAAATTATAGAACTTGATATATTCATTCCGCCAACTTTTGGAATGTGCAAAAAATATAATCTTTTTGTCATTTTACCATTTTCCGAGAGGACATGTTGCTCTCTGTAACTTTGTTTTTGCTTTCATAAAGCATCCACACTGCTTGCAAGTTTTTGTTGCCTGAATTAATTCTGGACAAGTCAAACAAAGAGAATATCTTTCTTTATGAGTTTCTTTGTCTGTTTTTCCTTCATTAGGATTTAATAAATCCCATGGCTTTACACCATCACTATCTGACAAAGATGCTTTTATATTTTTCCATAATTGATCTGACATAATTTTCTCCTTTATTAGAAGTATATCATATCACAAATCATGTTCCAGTACAACCAACGAATGAGTAACTAACTCCATTGGTGCAGTACTGAACGCATCCTCCACCGCCACAACGTGCACAGGGATAGGAGTAGAAATCTCCAATTGGACATGATGGTGCGCTAAATGATGGTGGGAAGAACGGGAACGATGGTCCAAATGAAGGTGGGAAGAATGGACCAAATGAAGGTGGGAAAAACGGACCAAACGCTGGTGGGAAGAATGGTGGAAAGAACGGTGGGAAGAATGGGAATGATGGTGGGAAGAACGGTGGGAAGAACGGCGGGAAGAATGGACTAGTTGTAGTAACTGTTCCAGAAGATGCACCATAAGAACCTTCACCATTTGCATTTATAGCAAGAAGTTGATAGGTCTGTGATGTTCCACCAGTTTCTGCAACATCATATGTTAAAACATTTCCAAGAGTATAAACTGGTCCATCAGAAGATTTTAGTTTATATCCAGTAATTGCAGAACCACCATCTGCTGGGGCATCCCATGTAACTCTATCAAGGTTTGCAGATGGCGATGTGGCTGACTTAATTGTTCCTGCTGCTGGTTTTGTTGTTATTGTAACAGAGTTTGATGCTGCAGAAGCATTAGATGTTCCTGAAGCGTTTGTTGCTGTTACGGTAAATGTATAAGCAGTACTTGATAACAAACCATTTATTTGAATTGGAGAAGAACTTCCTGTTGCAGTAAAGCCTCCTGATGAAGAATATACTGTGTATGAAGTTGCTGCAGGAGAGTTTGCTGGTAGTGAAAAAGAAACAGTTGCAGAACCACTATTATAGCCTGTTCCTATTCCAACATTTGCTGCTGTTGGTGTATTTGGTGTCATTGGCTGAAGGAAGTCATTCGCTGATTGCGAGTGCTTACCTATTTTCTTATTTACTGCCATTTTTAAATCTCCCTTTTCTTCTTAAATTTTTTATGCTGATAGATCGCCGTAAACTACCCAAGTATCTGTTGCTCTCTTGAAAAGAGTTGCTCCAGACCACTGTGTACGTAGTTTAAGACCTGGTGTTGCGTTTACTGTAACTCCTGATGCTCCAGCAATTGTTACTTGTCCTGCACCAACTTGTAGAATATCAATTGATGTTCCAACTGGATATGCTATTGTTGCATTAGTTGGAATTGTAATTGTTGTAGCAGATCCTGAGTTGACTTCAACTAGAGAATCTCTTTCTGTAAGTGCTGAAAGTGTGTAAGATGCTGTTTTTGCAATTATAGGTGTGCGTGATGGAACACCTTCCTTTGTCTGTGTACCATCTGTAAAGGCTACACCTGATGCTGAAACAGTTACTGTACCAGTAAATGTTGGAGAAGCGGTAGGAGCCTTTGTGTCAAGTGCTGTTTGTGTTGAAGTTGAAATTGGCTTGCTTAGGTCTGTTGTATTATTAACATTTCCAAGTCCAACCATAGATGCTGTAATACCTGCTACTGTTCCAGTAAATGTTGGTGAGGCAAGATTTGCCTTAAGATCTAGAGCAGTTTGTTGTGCTGTTGAAACAGGCTTTGCTGTATCTGCTGTGTTATCAACTGATCCAAGACCGACCATTGATTTAGTAATACCAGAAACTGTTCCTGTGAAAGTAGGAGAAGCAAGGTCTGCCTTTGCAGAAAGACTTGCTGAAAGTCCTGAAATCTTAGACTGTGCAATTGCTGCTGTAGCATTAATATCTGCATCTACAATTGTTCCATCTGCGATCATTGCTGATGTAACTCCACCAGTTGCAATATCAATTGTTCCTGGTGTTGATTCTGTTAAACCAGTACCTGCTGAGATTGCCTTAGCAGCATTAAATGCTACGTAAGTTACGTTTGTTGTTCCAATTGTAATTGCTGATGTATTAGAGCAAACATATCCATAACCTGAACCAACTGTACCTTCAAGTACTAAAGTAAAGTCTCCACCTTTAAGTTCGCCATCAGGTGTATTGTCTGCATCTGCTGCACGAGACCATGCACCTGCTGCAACTACATAAAGACCATTTTGAGTTTGTGTTGTTTGATCCTTAACAAGAACACGATCTCCAGCAATTACTGATACTCCGTCAATTGTTTGTGTTCCGCTAAGGGTAATATTTGCTGTTGTAGCAACACGTACTGGCTGGTGGAAGTTAAGTCCAGAAGTTACGTTATCTACGTATGCTTTTGTTGCTGCATGTAGGTCAACTGTAGGCGCACCTGATAGTGTAAGTGCTCCTGTCATTGTTCCGCCAACAAGTGCTAACTTAGCATCAAGCGCTGTTTGTGTAGCAGTTGATACTGGCTTATTAGCATCTGTTGTATTATCTACGTTTCCTAGTCCAACCATTGATTTAGTAATACCAGCAACTGTTCCTGTGAAAGTTGGGTTAGCGATTGGTGCTTTTGCATCAATTTGAGTTTGAATTGCTGATGTTACGCCATCAACATATCCAATTTCTGTTGCAGAAACATTGCCAATAGAAGTTGTAGAAGGCAAAACAACCGTTCCAGTAAATGTTGGATCATTTTTTGGAGCCTTTGCTGCAATCTGTGGTTGAATTAGAGTTGTTACTCCATCCAAATAACTAATCTCTGTTGCAGAAATATCTCCAATTGATGTTGTGCTTGGAAGAACAACTGTTCCAGTAAATGTTGGGTCTGCTTTTGGAGCAAGATTTGTTGTTTCATTAACAATTATTGCATGAAGATCTTGAGTATAAACAAGATTTGCTGTATTTGAAATACCGTGAACACTTGTTGTTGAACCTGCGTGATCCGCTAATCCATTATTAACATATGTTTTTGTTGCAAGTTGAGCGGTATCTGAAATACCATGCACTCCAGTTGTATCATTTTCATGATTAAAAATGCTATTTGATACTGTTGTGAAGAAGTTTGGGTCATCATTAATTGCTGCTGCTAATTCATTAAGAGTATTTAGTGCATCAGGCGCTCCGTCTAGAATCGCTGTTATTTCTGCTGATGATGCAAAATAATCCAAAGCAGACCAAGCGCTGGTGCCATTACCAATCTTAAACTTACCAGTGTTGGTCTCAAAACCAATTTCACCCGCAGAAAGTACTGGATTTCCTGTTGTCCATTGAGAGGATGTTCCTCTTCTTTGTTGCATTCTTGTTGACATAATTAGTTCTCCTCTGTACGGGCTGCGTACTCTTTATTATTTATTAAATTTTTCATTAGTTAACTCCTCCGCCATCAAGAACGAGATTGAGTGAACCAATATTGTTTAAAACAGACTTTACAAAAGCAGTTGTTGCTAATTGTGTAGAGTCTGTTGAATAAGATGCTGTTGGTGCTGTTGGTGTACCAGTTAGTGCTGGCGATGCAAGAGCAGCCTTAAGATCAAGTGCTGTCTGAGTTGCTGTAGAAACTGGTTTATCAGAATCTGCTGTATTATCTACGTTACCAAGACCTACGTGAGCCTTTGTTACTCCTGATACAGTTCCTGTAAAAGTAGGAGAAGCAATTGGTGCATATGTTGATGCTGCTGTAGCAGAGGCAAGTTTTGCATCCAATGCTGTTTGAGTTGCTGATGAAACTGGCTTATTTGAATCAGAAGTGTTATCAACATTGCCAAGTCCTACCATGGACTTTGTAATACCTTGTACTGTGCCTGTAAAAGTTGGGCTTGCAAGTGGTGCTTTTGTACCAACAAGAGTAGCAAGTGATGCTGCTGTTGATTCATCTGCAGTTAGTGCATCTGCAAGTTCCTTGAGTGTGTTA